GTCGGCCATGCGCTCGGCCTTGATGCCGCCGTAGACCGGCTGGAACTTCGGTCCGACCGCTTTCGGGTAAAGGCCGAGCTTCAGGATGATAGACGGGTACTGCGATCCCACGTCGAAGTCGACAAGCTGCCAATCGTCATCCGACTCCTCAACGCGGCACTTCTCCTGCGAATGCAGACCGCCGATACCGAGCTTATAGGTGGACTGGCCGATCTCGATCTTGAACTTTTTGAACTCGTCGGGGAACGGCACAGAACCAGTGTCGGTGACCTCGATATCGGTCTCGCGGATGACCTTCAAAACGTTCTGTAGCAGCGGCGTTTTGAACTCTATGAAGTCGGGAACCTGGTATCGAAACTTGTAGCCGCCCTTGAACTCGGCTTTCTGCACCTGCTTTTTGATCAGACGCTCGACGCCGATCTTGATCATGCGCTCGCCCGTCTGCGCGTCAGACAAAGAGCGGGCATCGATCCCGTAGATTTCGCCGATCGACTCGCGAAGTTCGAGCGCCTGCTTGCAATGTGAGTAGAGAGTCGCGGTCGCAGGGCAGTCCGAATTTCGGCAGTAGTCGTTCAGAACGTCCATCTCATCGTGGGTGAGATCGGCGTCAGGATCTACCGGCAGGTCTTGAAGCCGCTTCGCGTGCAGACGACCGGCGAGGGTCTTCAGGCTCGCGCTACCAGAGGCGAAAACGTTTTCCTGCTCGTCGTCATCATCGGCGCCTGTTCCCACGGAGGGGTTGGTGTCGAAAAGATCGATGTGATCCACGTAGGACGGAACGACGATGCCGAACTCGCGCTCGCAGTCCCACGGTTTCTTCCGCTTTTTGATAATCCAGTCAGAGAGTGCCTTCAGGTCCGCATTGCTCGCGCCATTGAGCGCGTACAGCAAAACCATCATGTCGTAGTCCCGGCTATTGAAGCCGACCACAGTATACTTTTTGAGAATGCGCCTCACGCGCAGCGGATCGAAATCAGCGCGCTCGCTACGCTCGTAACCGATCGACCGGCCGTCCTCGGTCAGGAATGCTACATAGAAGTAATTCCGGTAGCATTCCAAGTCGAAGAAGGCGACTGGACGTTCGGTCTTGGTCCTGACTTCTCTGGCCATCAGAGCAACCCAAGGGCTGCATTGGTTTTCGCGAATTCCCCGTGATGCTTCAGCGCGGCAGCGTCATAAGCTCGGGCAGCCTCTTTTGCTGTTTTGTGATATGCCGAAAGAACACAGGCTTTGTTTGCGTATAGCCTGGCGTGCCAAAGCCCGCTATTCCTTTGAAAGGAAACACCTTTAAATCCGGATATGTTATCCGACCGCACCATTGAATTATAGGCGTTCTGCGAGTCCGATGCCCGACGAATGTTGGACGACCGATTATTGGTTCGAACATTGTCTTCGTGGTCCAGCTTTCGGCCTTCAAGCCAAAAACCATGTGTCATCGCCCAAACGATGCAGTGCTGCAAAAGGCAAAATTTTAGCCCGCGCCATCGAAAAACCACCTGCTTGTAGCCGTGGGCGTTGACACTTCCGGCAACTTTGCCGGCAAATTTTACGTTGAAGATCGTGATATCTTTCGTGCTTCCAGAACGCCGTCTCCAAATCAAATCACCATTGTCTTGGAGGTCGAAGATGAGGAAGAGTTCTTCAACGTCGATATGGTCTCTTGCCAGTACGGCACGATCGCTCTGTGGCACAACACTTCCCTTAATCAACAAATAGTGGATTTACAGGGCGCAGTTACGCGCCCTGTAAATTGACATCAAATTTCTTCGTCATCGTCGATAGAGGGTGCCTTCTTCTTGGCGGGCTTGCCGCCGAGATCATCGTCATCATCGTCGTCGCCGAGGTTTTCAATTTCGTCGTCGTCGATGCCGCCACCGGCAAATTCCTCGCCCTTCTTGAAGTATTGAAGTGCGTCGAGAGTGGTGAAGATACCGTTGCCACCTTTCTCCTTGGATTTGATGGCGTAAAGGTGGAAATAGGCGATGCTGTAGTAACCTGAGCGAAAAAGGTCTTCACCTTCGTCCTCGATGTCAATGTCCTCGCCGCGGCGGTTTTTGTATTTCGGCTTCCGGTCGTTGGTCAGGCGCAGATAGCGCATGCCCTCGTATCCGTCACGCACATCACCGTCATCAGTGACATACTTGTCGCCATCGAACAGCGGCCAGCGGCCTTTCGGACCGTCGCCCATTGCTTCCTTGAGGTTCTTCAGTTCCTTGCCAGGCCACTCGGTGGAGCAAAGATGACGAATGCCATCGTTAATCACCTTGATGCTGGCCTTACCGTCTTCGGTCGAAGGATCGATAAGGCCATTGGTCCGGTATTTCAGAGCGCCGCTTTCGAAGGATTTCGTTTTCTCGAAACCTTTGAAGTAGCTGAGACGCACCATGACCTTGATGGTGCCTTTCTCCGCGTTGAATGATGGTTTAAATCCCATTTGAACAGTTTCCTTTTTGCGTCAGACGATGAAACGACTGCTATTCAGTCGTCGAAATCTCCAAAATCCTCGTCGAGGTTTTCGAAGTCTGAGGTGACCAGAAGCGCTGGCCGCGCATCCCCGATCGAGACGATCGAAGGAGTGGGTTCGCCGCCGACGACAAACTCTCGTGGAAACTTCCCCTTCCCCACGATCTTGTCCAGCATTGCGGGCGTTTTCAACTTTTTGGTGATTATCTGGTCATCCTTAAAGCCGTGCTTTTTGAGCCAAGCTTCCGACTGTTCTTCGTTGGCGTGCTTGCGGTTCGAGCGCCGGCCGGCAACGATCTTCAGGCCATATTTCTCACCATCGCCAGTCCGCACGTCCGCAGCGACAGATGCTTCGACGCGAGTGAGGAACTTACGGATTGCCGGGAGATGATCGTATATGGCCTTCTTGCGGGCGGTGGTTACTCCACTACAAGGCCGGCCCACGTCTGGTATTTCGCCACAGGACCTTTCAGCCAAAACGATGCAATGTCGGAGACAACCCCGTTGCCAAGAACGTTTCCACGGTCATCCATATACTGACCGTCACGCAACCACTTGGCTTTCTCATTGAGTTCCTGCCGGTCTTCGAAAAGATGATCATGCTGACAGTGCGGACACCGCATCGTCGCCATCTCGCCGGCTTCCAAAAAATCCTTCGTGTCAGGATAGTTCATGCACGAGAAATCTGGTTCGAACCCGTTACCGCACGAAAGACAACGCCAATAGAGGCGGCGCCGATCACCTTTATTGTAAACCTGCATGATGCCTTTGGCGGGCGGTGCCTGATGCTTGGATTCAGCGATCCATTTCGGATCATCGAGTTCCCGACCCGGTGAACCTTCAGCATAGGTCATCCCAAAACGCCGGAACGTGAAGGTACGCATCTTCGCCAAGTCCCACGCCGGCCCTTCACCATCAATGTCAGGAGGCATGTGATCGTAGTCGTTCAAAACCATGCGCTGAACGGTTTTACCGGAGAATTCCGTGATGGTCGGCCACTTGATCAACAGGTCCATGCCGTTTCGAAAACGGAGATCGTGCGTATTGCGATCGACCAGTTGCTCACGAATTTTGGGGTTCTGATTGATGAACTTCTGCAGTTCCTTGTTCGACCAGTCGCGAGCACTGTCGCGCTTCATGTGAACAATCATCATATCCGCAGGATCGCAGAGGACGCTGTGGTTGAGCCAGTTCAAGCCAACTTCGGATTTGCCACAACGTGCAGGACCAACTAGAACCATACCTGTGTGCTCAAGACTGCCGAGCATGTCCATTGGCTCTTTGAGATATGGAGCAGTGGAATTGTCCCACTTCATGCCGTCGATGTAGCGATACTTCTGCGCCGATTCTGAAACGCTAAGGCGTTCTGGCGGGCGCACGGCAGCCGATGTCTCGACCAGTATGGCTTCGAGGCTGCGAAATTTCGGCTTAACCTTTTGGTCAAATAGCGTCGTCAGAAGGGTCATACAAATCCGCTATCTTGCTGTGGGTCGCTGACTTCTTCTCGAACGCGACCAAGGTTGCGTGGAGCTCGTTGAGAAGCTGATCCACCAATCCGGTCAGCACCGAATGCTGCTTAGGGTTCATCCCCGCCTTTTCTTCCACCGTGTCGGCCCACAGCATTGTGTGGCTGCGGATCGCCTTGAAGGCATCACCTTGGACCTTCTCGACCGACTTGGTGGGCCACAGTTCCCCGGCCAGCGTCTGGTACTTGAGTTCCTTGATCTGCGCGTTCCAGAATGACTCGCGAAGGTTCTCGGGAAGGTCTTCGGCCTTCAACTTCTTCATGGCCGCTTGCAGATCCTTCACCGGATCGACGAGATATGCGGCAGCCGTCGCCAGGTCGTAATGCTTCGCACCGCCGTCGCGAAGCGGCGGGCAGTCTGCGAGCGATGCGACCACGGCAGCGCGGGACATCCGGAAAACCTTCGAAAGCCAATCGACCGAAACCCCGGTGTAGATGTCGTCAAGCTGCAGGAGTTTGTTGTCGCCGATCGGCTTGTATTTCATGTTCGGCGGCGGGACTTTCTTGAAGCTACCTTTTGGCCGGCCGCGACCGCGTGCGGGACTGTTGTCGGAGCCGAGAATGTCGTCGAATACATCTGCCATTATCTGGACTGAGCCCTTTCACGCATCCACTCATCAACTTCGGATTCAACCCAAAAAGTTGCGCTTCCGATTTTGATGCTACGCGGGAATTCTCCACTCTCTGACATGCGCCATATCGTCGAGCGAGCGACAGGAACCCGTTCAAGAACCTGCTTTACACGCAGGAACCGCATGGGTTCTGTGGGCTTTTCGCCAGATGTCGCATGTTGTTGCATAGATTTTCATCCCGTCACTTGGCGAGACAATAATCACCTTTTTGTTGATTTACAAGTCGGGATATGCCAACTGTTTGTTGTCCCGCTCAGTCGGGCTTTGCGCGGCAGATTACGGGAGCCGGTTCGCACCGGTTGCCGCGCCATATCAACCCTGAAAGGAAATTCAGACATGGCAGTCAAGAAGACGTTTGATTTCAAATTGTCACAGAACGTTGGTCTAGCGCTATCGAAAAAGCGCCCCGCCCAGTTTAACGAACCCCGTCCGACCGAAACTGGCGTGGTGATCGGGCGATCTCAGTACACGAACTGCAATCCTCAGTACCTTGTTCGCTATGTTGCCGCAGACGGTCGACAAATCGAAGAATGGCTTGCTGAGGACGCGATCGTTGCGCTCTGAACCTTGACAATTCTTGTCAAAGCGCTGAATTTGAAGATGTTGTGTGACGACGCGGTAATTAGCCAAGGCCGTCCTCCCCGAAAGGGGTAGAGCATTCCGAGTGTTTGGCGCTCGGCACACAACACCAATGCGGACTCAAGTGAGATATCGGTAGAGCGGTGGGAATTGATCAGCCTTCCTGCGACACTCGGTTAAGCTGGCGGTGCAATCCCGCCGCTCCGCTCCATTTCATTCCCCCGCAGCCTTTAATTTCTCATCCAGATAATCGCTCCACCACTGCAACATCTCGCGCCGCTGGTTGATGTACTCGGCGGCATTGTACGCAGCACGCACCTGGTTTTCCTCGACGTGGGAAAGCTGCCGCTCGATCCAGTCTGAATTGAAATGGCCGTTCTCATTGAGGATGGTAGACGCGGTCGTCCGGAAGCCGTGCACTGTCGCCGTCGAATGATACCCCATTCGGTAAAGCGCATAGAGCATCGTATTGTATGACATCACCCCTTCCCTCGATTCGGTCGGAAACACGTAGTCCGTTCCCAGGCTGAACTTCTTGGCTTCGCGCAGCAGACTAACGCTCTGCGAAGAAAGCGGCACGAGATGTTCGAGTCCGACTTTCATCCGCTCGGCCGGAATTCGCCAAAGCGGTGTTTTGCCGTCCAGATCCTCAAATTCGCTCCATGCCGCAAATCGAGTTTCCTTCGTTCTGACCATGTTTCGCAACGTGAATTCCAGTGCCAGTCGCGTGACCGGCTCCCCATCGTAATCACGGATCGCAACCATCAAGGCAGGCACACCGCTTGGTCTGACAAAGCTCCTGCGCTTCTTCTTGGGTGGGGTCTTCATGACCTTCGACATGTTGACCGTAGGGTCGACCGCAATCACACCGAGCCCCTGGCAATATTGAAAGACGTTCGCAACACTCTGACGAACGCGCTTGGCCATATCGACAGCATCGCGGTCCTCAATCTTTCGGAGAACTTTCAATATCGTGTCGGCGTCAATTTTGGTGATGTCCAAGGGCCCGAGATCAGCCATCACGTTTCGCTTCATGCGGCTGGCGATACGAATGGACTGGCCTTCAGACCAACGGTTCTTCTTTTTCTCGAACCACTCGTTATACATTTCCTGGAAGGTGCGGACTGGCGCCGAACTGACATCCTCTTTGACGATCGCCGGGTCTTCGCCTTTGCGGAGTCGCCGTTTCGCCTCGTCGCGCAGATCACGAGCTTCCACAAGTTTCATGTCAGGATAGGTGCCGAGCGTCAGGTTTTTCTGCTTACCTTCGAACCTGTAGGCAAGACGCCAAGTGCGCGATCCGGTAGGGTGGACCCACAGTTGGAGACCTCCTGCATCGCTCAGTTTATAGAGCTTTTCCTGACCTTTTGCCGCACGGCAAGCTGCATCTGTGAGCGCCAT